CAACGATCTGCGTTCTCTGCAAAGAACTCAGTAGCAGGGAAAAAGTGACGCTGAACACTGTTATGTGCCTCGTCAAAGTAAATCGTATTGACCTCAATATCAGCATCAACAACACGATGCAGCGAGTGATATGTGGTGAAGATGATAACATTCTCACCAGCAGTCCGTGCTACGTTGTTGAACAGAGCAATCTTTTCAGACTTGGTTGTAGAGAAGTAGTGTGTCTCTCCACTGTGAACGTGCATCACATGTGTGTGAGCAGTATCAACA